CCAAGAAAAATAGCTACATGATTTAAAGTTGAATCTAAAATACTCATTAATAAAACATCTCCAGCTTGTAATTTTTCGTCTGGTCTTAGTTCTCTGAATCCTGTTCGCCACGCATAGCTTTCAAACAAAGGATCTTTCATAAACTCTTCTGGAGTAATAGTTCTTTCATAATCTTTTAATTCTATTCCTCTTTCTTGTTTGTAATAATCACGAACCAAAGACCAGCAGTCTGTTACACCCCATACCCATTGTCTACCTAGTAAAGGTGCTTCATATCCCTGCGGTTCATAATATCCCCACTGTTTTGTTTTAGGATTAACAATATGCCACGGAAGTCCACTTTGTTCACAAGCAACCTTATCTGCCTGACTAGCCTCTGGAGGTGTTGTAGGATGACTATGAACAACAGCAGTAACCTCTCCTACATTTGTAGCCTTTACATAATCTTCTGGATCTAAAATAAAACATTGATGTGCTGTCATTGAAAGATTACGACAAGGATAATATCTTTCTTTTCCTCGAATATTTAACAAAAGACCAACAGATTCTTTTGGATCTTCTGTTTCAGCGTGATTAAGTGCAGCGTCTTTCCAATTCATCCTACAACTGTGCCTACTGAGGGAAATTCTGCTCTAGTACATTGTCTGTTTGGAGCACGAATACCTGCAAGATCAAATACAGCAGCTAATTCAAATTGAACTACTTCTCTATTTTCTGCTGATTTTCTATCTATCTTATATATCTCCTGCGGAAACTCTGCTGTGTTATCTGGTGTGCCATAAGGATTGATGTCTCCAGGAAAATTAACAGCATCTATAAATCTCGCAAGAGTTCTAATACGAGTAACAGTTGCACCTGTCAGATCATTTCCAGTAGTTGTAGCATTTACTGTAAGTAAGATGGATGTAATTGTTCCTAGTGCATTGCTTACTGTCAAAGTTGGGCGAGGTAACTGCCCTTTTGTAAAGGCGAAACCTTCAGCTTTTACAGGAAATCTTTGGTATGTGTTTCCTGCCCAGACTACTTCTCCGTTATCTTTCAAAGATGATCCAGCATGAAATCTATAAACTGTGGTCGCTCCATGTAGGCTGTTATCTAGCGCAAGTGTGAATAATTCTATTACCGATGATGGATTTATATTTTGAAGATTGCTAACAATAGCAGAACTGCTCATGGTTCAAACACCTCTCTAAATGTTGCTTGAATTGTTGCTCTATTGTTATATGGTATAGATTTATTCCAGTTCTCGCAAACATATTGACCAGCACCAGATAAAGTAATCGAGACATTGCCACTATTGGTAGCACTGGCAGCAGCAGTAACAGTAAAAACATTTGAATCAGTAACCGAAGCAACAAGAAAAGTACCATCAGTTGCCGATCCAGAAGTGTAATCAATAGTAAGTTCATCTCCTACAGCTACACCATGACTTGAAATTGTAATTGTTACTGTAGTGCCTGATTGAGAGTAAGTTCCTGTTTTGGTAAACCCTTCGCCTGGTGGGGTAAAAGTAAAGCTAGCACTATCATTTGCCCTGCTATCAAGGAATCCTTCTATGGTGTCTGCATCTGTTTCCGATACGTTGAAAGTAAAGTTGTAAACTTTTGGATTTTGATGAGCAGCGAGTCCAAATAATATCCTGTGTTCATAGCCGTCAGCAAAACGGACTGTTCTAGTTAGTGGTGCGGATCTTTTCTGCTGTCCGTAAGTCGGTGTGATTGATGGAAAGGTAGCCATTATGCAAGTAAACCTCCAGGTCTTTTCTGTTTAATTAATTCTGATTCTATCGCTGCTGACAATGCAATGCCCAACTGCCTTCCCTCTTCTTCATCTCCCTCTACATTAGATCCAGAAGCATCTACGTTTACAACTATATTTGTAGAACCGCCAAGTGCATGGTTTGGTGTAACCATACCAGAAACTCCAGGTGTAAATAGTTCTGGTCCACGTTCTCCCACAAGATACTGACTTCCTCCTTTTACTGAACCTCCTCCTGCTCTTTCTCCTACTACTAAACTGGTATGTTGACTCAGAGGATTTCCTAATGGACCTAAAGGTGCTCCTCCAAATGCACCTCCTCCCCCACCAAATAAACTTCCAAGTCCACCAAATATTGAACCAAATAATCCTCCACCTCCTAATGTGCCCTGCATATTTCCGAACAATGCCATATTGAAAGCAGCATCTATTAGTTTATTTAATACATTGTTGAGCATATCGTTTAGTGTTGACGTTCCACGGATCATTCCCTGTATTCCCTGTGATATGTCGGTTGCTATTGTCTGAGACATTCTTTCAAATGCTGCTGCTGTATCTAAGGCTAACTGTCTTTCTTTTTGTAAAGCGTCTAATCTACGCATTTTATTGGCAAGTGCTTTTTCATCTACCTCAATATCTTTATCTTTAAGTTCCTGTATTCTTTGTTGTATTTCAAATTCTAATTCAGACAAATGCCCTTCTTCTCTACTCATTTCGAGTAATTTTATGTCTGTATTTAGTTTTTTCTGAGCAGCTTTGTTAATTGCTTCATTTATAGCTTTTATTTCTCTTTCTGTATCCTTTTTCTTAACTAACGCTGTTATCTCGTCTAATATTCTGTCTTTCTCCCGCTTATCTGCCTGTGGATCTCTAATTGCCTGTACTATACTTCCACCTAACCCTCTTTTTCCTACATTCTCAAACTGATTAATTAAATTTGCTATCTCAGGGTCATCTGCTGCTAATGTTCTGGCTCGTTCCATTCCCACACCAGTTTCTACTGATCTGGCTAAAGCTCTTAAAACTCCTGCTTGCTCTATAAGATTTGCGATACCAACTCGCATATTTAACATAAATACGCTGAAGCTGTCAGATAATTTTTTAGTTTGATCGCCAAAATTACTTAGAGCTTGAACTCCATCTGAACCTACCTGTTGTGTCATTTTTTGTCTGACTAAATCAAAAGCAGCTTCCTGATCTCCTAATGATTCAAGTGTTTTTATCTGTTTTTCGTATTCTGATCCAGTTAATCCAAGAGCTTGTATCAGTGGTGTTGTGTCTTTGTTTACGCTGTTTATTGCTTGTCCTAGTTGACTTATACTTGATGTGAAGCCTTGTATGCCTGATACCACAGCCGTTCCGATTAGACCTCCTGCAAAACCTCCCATCTGACCACCAAATACACCACCAAGTCCACCGCCAACTCCACCACCTAAAGCAGCAAGTGGTCCTTGACCGAATAACAGAGGAAATGCACCACTTATCGCAGCACTTTGTAATGCTGCTCCTCTGTTAGCTTGAAATAGTCTACCTAAGTTACCTTGTGCAAATACAGATGTTCCTGCTGGACCTCGTAATAATGTGTTACCTCGAAAGTTTAAATCTGATCTAGCTCCGACATTAATTGGAGGTGCTTGAGGTCCGAATTGGGATGCTGTAAATCCTGTGCTTGCTCCTGTTTGAATTTTCTTTAATTTTGCAGCTTGATCTTCAAAATATGCAGGAGAACCAACTAAATGTTTAAACCCTCTTATAGGAACAGCATTTTGTTTAGCTATTCTTAGTATCTCTTTATTCTGTGCTTCAAAATATGCAGGAGATCCCACTAAAGACTCAAAACCCTTTACGGGCATTGCATTTTGTCTACCTATACTTAATAAATTTGCTGGAGAACCTACTAAATCTGATCTACCACCTATAGGAACACGAGGAGCACCCACTCCTTGAGCAGCGTTGAAAGCAGGAGAACCAAACGTAAATCTCGAACCAGTGATAGAAGATCTTGCTCCTCCTGCTCTAGCACCAGCCTCAAAAAATGCAGGAGACCCAAACTGAAATCTAGTACCTTGTAATGGAGAACGACCCATACCAGCACCAGCAAAACCTAACTGAGTAGGAGAACCCATCATGGTTCTTGTTCCTCCTATCGGAGAAGCCATCTGTCTGCCTATACTTTGCGATAGTCTTGCTTGCTGACCTTTTTCTTTTGTTATGGCTCGTTGAATTTTAAGTTCTTCAAGAGCTACTTTCTGTTGGGCTTTTGCTGTCTTAAAATCTTGTCTGCCGTCAGCTAAAGATGCTTTATTTATTGCTCGTCTGGCTTTATCTACTTTTAGTCCTTGATCTGCTGCTTTCTGTACTAGATCGCCTATGCGTCTAGTTTCGACCATCGCAGCCCTTTGAGCATCTTTACTTTTTGTTATTTTTGCTTCTGTTCTCTGTGCTTTTTGACTACTACCTATATTTACTTTGCCAAGAGTCTTTATATCCTTTTTTATACTTTCAAGGTCTTTCTTTACCTGTGCTGTATTCAGTCTTATATTTACGCTATATTCAGATGCCACTGATTTTTGCAGAATACACGGATACTAGAAGTTTAGCGTACTTTACGAACTTGGGCTTGTCTTTTTGCTTTTTCGTAGGCTTCTTCTTCCCGTTCAGCTTTAATTGTAAAGTAAGCGTTCCATCCGTATAACTCTTGGATTGACATTCTTTCACGAAGCTCTTTAAATGTGTATCCTAGTTTTTCTGCTATAAAAAATTGTAAATATACGAAATTATCTTCTTTTATTTTAGCTTTTTACGGCATCGGGGCTTTCCTCCTCGCCCATACTTTGCATCTTGGTCATAAGATCAAGCAATACTGCTAAAGGTATTTCTCTTCTAAGTGCTGGTAAATCTGATGCTGTAAACATCTTTGTACCCGATTCATCTTCGGCTTTTGTAACAATAACTTGCAGAGCAAAATCCAGACTTCCTTCATCCTGACCTTTGTTCATAGCTATTAGTGTACTGTTTATCGTATCTCTGTCAGCTATTGTAAGGGGCGACCAGAATATTTTTAGTATTAGTTCTTCTCCCTTAAACATGGAGTAACTACTGCGTTCTTCGACACTAAAGGCTTTCTTCAGTTTGTCGATTGCTCTTTCTGTTGCCATAAAAATGTATATCTATTCTTGTAGTATAACTCAAACTGTTAATTGTGTCTTTAATATGTAGATTGTCCTAACTTTACACTTCCAAATGCTTGGTCTATGTCATGTGTAAGTTCTTCAGTTGCTATGTAATAGAAGTACCACTCAGGACTATTAGGTATCGGACTCGTATCTGCATTTATAGCAAATAAATCCTCGTAAAATTCAATCATAGCTACACCACGAGGATTCTCCTGTGAATTTCTGCCGAATGTTTGATCGCTTGTTAGTCCAAAATTAGACTCGTATGGACCAGCCTCTAAACTTCTCATTCTATTTATTACAAATCCAGCGTATTCTGTTTCATTACCTACATATAAAGCCTCGGTTAGAGATGTTTTTATAATTGGTCCTGCTTCTGGTGCTCTAACTCCACTTCTATATCCTTGATTTTCTTTTCTTGGTTTTACTGGATCTACAGGTGTGCCTTTCTGTACTTTCCAGGCAGCGTTGAATGTTCCTGTCCAATACGGACTTCGGTACTGTAGAGAGAACTGTATTTTTGATGCTGCTTTTGCTTTACCCTGCAACACCATGTTCTCAATATCTTTTGTTAGATGCTTTATGTCCTTAAGCATTGGCAGTAAAGTTGCAATTTACGACACTCATAAAGTGACTTTGATTATCGGTTACAACAGATGTTGGACCGCTTATTTGACTGACTCTTGGAGTTACTGAAAAAGTATCAGTATAGTTAGAAGCATTTACTGATGTCATTCCATCAATAACTGATTCTGCTATTGCAGCAGCTACCGCACTTCCCTTATTAGATGGTGTCATAATTGCACACCTAATTGTTCCTGCGTAATAATCTGTAGCTGCTCCCTGCGGTTGAGTAGTAGATTGCGTAAAGTCTAAATTTACCATTACATATTTTTTAGTTTTACCTGGAGTTGTGAAGGGCATATTATCAAACACCATTGTAACCGTGTTATCAGCAGTAGTTACTGCGTTTTTGATTGCTGTTTCAAATGCTGCTCGTGCGTTTACTAAAGTCATTAGAAAATAACGTCAACTCTGAATAAGTATTCCTGACCACCACGCAAAGTTCTTACATCTGTAATCTTTGCAACTCTGGTAGATCCAGAAAATGTAAGAGTAACCTCATCTGATAGTAGCGGTTGGCTGTCTCCTATAAGATCAGGTGTTATAAAAATTCTAGCTACGTTTTCCTGGAATCCTGTTTCCTCTGTAGACTGTATAAATTCTACGGGGACTTTTATTGTGTAGCTGGTGTCACTTGTAGTTACTGCACCAGTAGATGTGTTGTATGACGTAGATAATTTTCTAGTATAGATAATTGTTGTGTCTAATGAGTCTCCTAGTTGAGACACTACCTGTTTGGCTACGTTTTTTAGTAGTGAGTCTAGTTGTCCTGCCATTATCCTCTAACCACTCGTAGTTGGAAACTGCCAGCACCGCCTAGCATATACGCTCCAAGGTAACTTTGAAGCCAAGGGTAGACATCAAGTATGTTGTTTACTGAACCCGTTCCCTGACTTGCAGTGTTGTATTTTACCTGGATGTCTCCTAGTTTTACTTCTTCAAAGTTTCCGTCTTTTCCTGTAGTTCCCGTTATTGCATCGGTATCATTTGCCAATGCTCTGGCTAATTCATATTGTGCGTATTTGATACCATTTGGAATTGTTGTACAAGCAAGTTCAACTCCATCAACTTGATAGTTTGTTCTTGGAAATTTTAGTGCCTGGCTTTCATCACATCTATCACCATAAAAAACTAAAGTATCTATCCATCTTGTAGCTGATATTAATGCTCTTTTCTTCTGGTCATCTGTTTTATTTGTCCAAGTCGAAGAGTCTGGGGAGGTATCGAAGTAATCATTGGACTCAGATAAAGTGACATAGCTATTAGCAGTTTCACTTTTTATAGTTGCAATTATGGTAGCTGCCACGATTATTAAAGTAATTTAGTTTTATTGTAGCGTAAAGAAAAAACCCCACCAATAATTGATGAGGTTTGATGACCACATTTTAATCTTAATAGAAATTAAGACTTTAGACCATTGTCTAATGGTGTGTTTACAAAGATTTCAACCATAGGAATTTGGTCAATATCGTATGTAGCAGACCAGTTAGATCCTGTTCTAAGTGCTGAGTTAGCAGGGTTATCAGCAGCATTTGTCCACTTAGTACCCATAACGTGATAAGCACTATGGTAATCAACAGACATAACATCTTGCTTAGATAAGATGTTTCTTTCTGCTTCAATACCTAGCTCAGATTGAACACCTTCAAGAATTGTTCCTGACTTCATTAAGTAGCAACGGAACTCCTGACGATTACCAGTAGTTGTAGGATCGTTTGTGTTTACCTGTGAGTCAATGACAACTGTACAACCAGCAAATTGACCGATTGATTTATCAGTTACACCAACACCACCACCACCCCAAGTAATGCCAGTACCAGTTGATAAGGCAGATGTTGAGAATGTTAGTAGACCTACTTGATATAAGTAGTAAGCAACAGAAGGATGAACAATAAGAAGATCAAGCTCTTCTCCTCTTTCTCCCAACTTTGAACGAGCTTCTGCAACAGTGGCAGCAGTAAGATAGTTTGCTTCAGCAGTAGAACCAGAACCACCTAATTGCTT